GACCAATCTTTGCTTTTAATCTCTAATAATTCAACCTTTCCACCTAAAGCAATAGTATATTGCTCTGATTCTATGATTGTTTTTTTGATTTTATGTAAATAATCATCCTTACTTGAAATATGCCCAAAAGCAATTCTTTTGTCTATGTGATTATTGAAAAGAATAGGATTTGCCCAAATTTCCTCAATAGAATTAGATTGCTTTATTTTTCCCTCTATCGCATCCACAATTCTATTTACATCCATGCTTTTAAGTATAGGCTTATCATACTTAGCTTTCAAATCATTTAACGACAATGGCTTCCCACTGCTTATCATCTGATCCATTGTAATCTTATTATTACGCCACAGTTCAGCTCTGCCCTTACCAAGAGTTCTATCAGCGAACGTGGGATCTGTTTCTGTCTTACGTTTTAGCCAGTCCTCGAAAGTCTTGTCAGTTACTTGCCCCTCCATGCTTGCCCGTGTTCCATCCGGCAACTCGTCCATGTTGATACCCAACTCACGCCAAGATTTTAAGACCGGAATACAGCTACAACGGCACCTGAAATGAATCGGAGGCTGTTTAAATGCCATACTATGATTGACTGGTTTGTTAGTGCCATTTACCCAGCGTTTGTTATCTAATGCACCACAGGTAGGGCAGGTTTTTCTGTCAAGTGCGCTGGAATACTCAAACTCGCTGATAATATCGCTGTTATCTTCAAACACTTTCATCCTTGAAGTGTTGGCTACCGACTGGACCGAAGTATGCACTAAGGTTTCCGCATTGCGTCTCGATAAGTCCAGCACACCACGCACACGCTTAACTATCTGCGGTGTGGTTTCAGCGCCTACCAAACCCTGACGAACAGCCGACTGAAACTTGAAAGCTGTATCACCGGCTTGACGTTCCCACCAGTCACGCTGAACCGCTCCCTGCACAATTACATTACCGGCCAAGGTTTCAAGGTAGGAGGCTGTCGGAATAACACCAATCGCCACTTGACCGCCTACCGCCGCACTCAACGAAGTCGCTGTGGCTGATGCTGAGACTTGCGCCACGCTGGTAGTCGTATCTCTCGCTATGCCTGCCGCATCATCGTAATACTGCCGAATAATTGCGTCCGCTTCACTGAGTTGTTTGGCAATGCGTGCCTTGCTCCAGTCCGAAACGCCATCCGCTACTTTTGCAATGAGTTCCTTCTCAAGATTCTGCAATAGCTTGACGATAATAGCCCGTGACTGTATCGCTACACGCTCCATGTCGAGATGTAGCTCGATAGTGCTATCAAAAAGAACCTTACTTAGCGGCACTTGGTACAACCGGAGCAACTAATACAGGCGCTTGTTCGGCTATCTGTGCCATTTCATCTTCAAACGTCACTTCTGCAGCTATCAATTCGCCCTGTTGTAGGTTATTGAATAACGTCATGCTTGATATGCCTCCCGCTTGCCACGCTCCGACTAAAGCCGTTAATTCTAAGGATGACATCTTACTTGGAAGATAATCAGTGTTGAGCTTTATGGCAACCTCTGGCAATCCTGCCCATAAGTGCATAAATGAACAAGCCCTTGATAATACCTTACCCACTCTGTCAGATAGTTGAGCTAACACCGAAAACTCACCCGTACTGCGTAAGCTTGCCCCTGTTGCTGTCTCTGCTGTGACTGAATCACTCAGCATCTTTGCGCCTAGTGCTGCCATTTGTTTTTCTTTCAACTCTAAACGCTTTTCCAGTGCGCTTAAGCCCTGACCGCTAAACTCAAGATATTGCGCTTTAGCCGAGGGATCAGGAAACACCCACGCATTGACTCCACCGACTGACAAAGTCACACCGTCCGGCAATTGCACGCCAGCCAGCCAAGGTTGCGGTATGCCTGTGTAATGGCAGCCGTTCTCTAAGTCTGCTGTGGTCATGTAGTGACTGATATTCAAATCAACTAGGTCGATCAGCAATGGCAATTCATCGGCATCGCCTAAAAAGTAAAACGGTATTTCCTTTAATGATTTGCCGTTCATTTGTGGGAAAATATCATCACCGACTTGGATAAAGTATTTATCCTTTTCGATAAATTTGCGCTGCCGATAGTTGCCCATTTCGTCTAAGTCCAGCACCCGATAAAAGCACTGTTCATCGCCCTCAAATTCTGACTTGGCGATGTATTCTTCTTCTTCAAGTATTAACTGAATGATTCTTTTGCCATCCATGCGCCAGTTAATCACCGAGTCCGCATCGAATAGCGCTAGGTATGGACGTGCGCCTAGTGCCTGAGCCTGTGCGAGTGTGACCGCTTGAATAGTGGGCGAGTGTTCGACCAAGATACCGCCAAAGCCTGTAACCAAGACTTCCTCTAATACTTCCCCAGTGAACTCTGCAAGACTGCAATCATGCCCTGTCACATCGTCTAAGTAAGGTGATGGATTATCAACACTCGGAGGCACTCGCATAATCATACCGGCGAAAGCATCAACGGTTCGACTCATTGCCCCGTAGAATACAGCACGTCGTTTATACGCTTGATATTCCGCATTGCTTTGTCCTGACAGTTCAGGTAGATAAGTTCGACCCGCTTCATGGATTGCGGTTTGTCCTTCGCGTGCGTCCTCACATTTCTCCCAGATAGGCAACATTTCACTGCTGTCGGGATGTCGTTTGTTGATATTTTTAGCGGTAGCACCGTTCATTATTAGAGTCCTAGTATTTGAGTTGTCTGGTAAAACCGAACAACTGGATATTTATAAGCGATAAAGTAGCCGCTTGAATCTGCCCAGTCATCAATGGCGGGATGTGTGTTCCATTTCTCAGGATCGCCTTTGTCGTCATAACCTTGAGTCTCTAAAGCGTTGGTTAAGTTCGGGCAAGTGTCAGTATTGATTAACAGCCTATCGTGACTGAGTAACCCGTTATAGGCGTTAATCCTATCTCTTACCGCTGGGTTGCTGGGTTTGTACTGCAACTGATAGCCAGCTTGAGCAATCATGCTTATATCTGACTGACTCGAGTTTGTTTTGTTGGCCTTACCACTAGCATCTGGATAAATAACGCAAGTCTTACCAGCATAACGGGTTAAGTTGTGGATGAAGTCTTGCGTGTCATGACTGGTAAACTCATCGACTGCTATCGGGTTATTATTTTCGATGATGAAAACTACAGCACAACAGCCACCGATATTGAAATCAAGGCCGATATGAATAACGCGATCGTTAGGCGTAAGAGATCGAGCAACATGGTGTTTAGTCCTATTGAAGAAGTGATAAACCTTGTTTTGGTTGAGCGAGACAAATTCGCCTTCAAGATACAGTTGCGCCAATATCGGATCGTAGTTGGCTAATATTTGTTCGGCATAATCTTCTGGCAAGAATGGGTTTGAATAAGTCGAGGCTTTGAATAATGTATAGCCGTCTTGTTGCTTCTTAACCCACTTCTCATAAACGAAACCATTAACACCTTGGTCAGGCGTAGTGACTAAGCCCAGTGTGTTTTTATGTTCTCGGTTTTGTCTATTTCGTTCGGATATTTTGCGCCAAACTAAAGCGGCTTTGTCCTTGGGCAGCGTGTCCAATTCGTCACAGATAGAATGGGCTACCTCATAAGCAATGATTCTTTCCGCAAGCAATAACCTGATAAGTCTCAGTGTTCCCGCTTTTGATTTACCCGAACCAAGACCACCCACAATGGCGGGGTGTTTATCCTCACAATAGATAAAGGCATCTTGTGGCGCTGTTAAGTCAATAGTCATATAACGCGCGTCATGAAGATAGGCTGCTGTGCATTGGTGTTATTGATAACCATTGTTGCTTCCTTACCTAATACCGCTTCTTTCCCTTTTAGGATAGTATCAGCCCTAGACTTATGATCGCTTTGGTCATCACAGCGCATTTCCATCGCTTCTGACACATTCTTAATGGCTGCACTGGTAAAGAATTGAATATGCTTGGTGCGTTCATCAACAACAGTATTTATGGCGCTCACCATGCGCTCATCATGGGGCGCTAACCCTTGCTTATACTCAACTCCAGCGCTCACAATGGCTTTTGCGTCTTTAGCAATACCTTTGGTTAGTTCGGCAACTTTTCCAGCGCTAACAGTGTATTTTTTTGCAAGGTCTCGTTGACTATAAGCACCTGTTCGCCAATCGGCAATAATGCTTTTAATGATGCTTTCATTAATTGGCTTTGCTGCCATTTACTTACTAATCTTTGTCTCAACAACCGTGAGTCGATTATCAAGTCTTGATAACTCATGACGTAAGTCTCTATCTATCGTTGCCAGTGTTTCGTTTATTTCGCCTAGTCTTTCGTGGAGCTTGTTACCCATCCAACCAATGACGATAATTAGTACGCTCATTAGTCCGCCCACTATCGGCATTAATATATCTGCATCACTCATGCGTAAACCCCTGACTTCATCTGTGTGGATAGTTCTAACGCCCGATTGCCGACATCCTTAGACCACTTTGAATCAAGCATTTCAATGGAGGCTTTCGTATAGTCACCGGCTTTAACAAGCAATAATGCTTTCTTGAATTTGAGTAACCCGACTAAGCCGATGTTGAAACACATATTGATTAATATGTCTTGGCGTACCGTGTCGAGTTTATTAATAAATGGTATGGCTTCTTCGAGTTGATCGACGCATTTAGATACCATGAGCTTGAGTATCCTTTCGGCTTCAACTTCGTTCACGCCCTTTGTGTGAGCTTGGGCAATCTCTAGGCTGCTTAAGTGAAGTGGGTTAGCTTTTAGGTTGTAACCATAGCCTATTGTCTCCTTGCCAGCGCTGCAAAGATAAACCCGATTACGAAATCCCTCGTGCCGTTTTAGTTGAGCTATCAATTTATCCATAAAACACTATAGGTAGTGGTAATTTTGGCTTCATTATACCATATCTTGTGTTTTTGCAATATTTTCAACTTTGAATGAGCTTTAAAAATAACCATCGTCATCATCTGAATCTAATAATTCGCTTATCTTTATCAGCGCATACTTAACAAGGCACATAGTCACCCCGATAATTCCAATGCAGATTGCAACCAATCCTGTAAGCAGTTCCATATCCATTCCTTTACCTCTGATGTTGGATTTCTATTTCGTATAGCGGCCTTTCTAAGCCACAATCTACACAGGTGTGCTTATTCCAACTTACATATGTTGCCCAGTGCGTGTGTTCACATGGCTCTATTCGTGCAGGAGCATTGAGCAGATTAATTGGCTGAAAATTCATTAGAGGCCAGCAAATCACAATAATAACTTCTCTGGAATTAATAGATCTGCAACCAACTTTATATACCCATTAACGTCGTGCCATGAGTCATGGTAATCAGGATCACCATTGAGTATTCGCCCCACCTTATGAGCAACCATTTCTAAACACTCTCGTTGATCGTCTTTTAAAGTATCCCAGTTGGGACTGTCAGCCATTGCGCGTTTGATGTTTTGGGTTATCCTGGCATGTTCAGTAAATGCACCATAACGGCTACCTCTTTCTTCTAGCGTTGCTTCAATCGTCATTAATCCCACGCCTTATAAATCACATACATCATTAAAATCATCGTCAGATAGAAGGGTAAAATAATCCAATCAATCATGGCTAACCTCAAATATCATTTTGCTAATTCCTTTCTGGTACTCTTTGGTAATAATCATGGTGGTGAAGTAACCATCATCAATCTTAAGTGCTTCTGAAAAGCCATCTATGTGTGCCTTAGCACTTGCCAGGCTATTATCAATATCGTGATTACGCTTCGTTGGGTGAATAAAGCGTATGCGTAAGCAGTCCGATGGAAAATATGGCGTATTACCTATGGCTTGCAGAGTAATAATCTTTGCTAGTGCATGCGCTTTTTCTTTCGCTAATCTATAGGCATAATAAGAGCGTCCATTCTTATTGTTGGGTGATAGCTTGGTGTCAGGTTTATCAAATTCAATAATCATCGTGTTGTAACCATGCCATTCTCTATCCAATAGTTTTGCGTTCTCTCAACACCCTGACGGTGTGCCAGTTCTGTATAATCTTTTTCAAATACCCAAGTGCGCCTATCTACTTCGTCATGGCAACTGCTACAGCAAAATGCACCCTGTAAGTCATGTTTCTTCAATGCCATACCACCACCACCTAAATGTGCCAATACCACTGTTTCAGGATTGCGATTACAAACACCCGGCAATCTAACTAAACAGTCTTGTCCTCTTGCGCTTTCTCTTAGCCTAGACATTTGCTGTAAACCTCACGTCCAACTCAGTCACCGCATAGGCATAGAGCTGTTCAAAATAGATACTCATGCCCTTAGTGGTTAGCTTGGTTGTGCTGCCGACCATTTTTAAAGTACCGTCCGGCATTTCTTCCCACTTCACATAATCTGGCAGGGTCAGTTCTTCGCTGGGTACATCCGGTAAAAACATTCCTTTCAAGTGTTCATGCCAGATTTTAGGTGTGTAGCCTTTACCGTCTATCCTTACCTGTCTTGATATGTCACCGAGTATGGCTTTCCATTGATAGCGGTTCTGTCCACTGGTGCGCTTCTTAACATGCTTTTGAATAACGACTTCCATGCTTTTGTCAGTGGGTAATTTACCTAACGCTTTTTGTGCTTCAATCGGGCCACGTTCATCAATGACAAAAGTAAATTTCATGCGCTAATTACCCTTGACATTTGTTTCTTGTAGGATACAATAAGCCCATGAAATACGAACTGCAAAGCACTCAAACATTTAACACTTGGATGAACAGCCTTAAAGACCCTGTAACTATTAGTAAGGTTCTTGCTCGACTGGATCGCGTCAGCAATGGTAATTTTGGCGATTTCAAACCACTGTCTGGTCATTTGTTTGAATTGAAATTTGTTTTTGGTGCTGGTATTCGTATCTATTACACAATCAAAGGCAATGAAGTTGTATTGCTGTTGGCAGGTGGTAATAAGTCCAGCCAAAGCCGTGATATTGAAAAGGCTAGGACTATTTTGAATAACCTTGAGGCTTAAATTATGAAAGAAATCATTACTTCTTTTGATGTTGCTGATTACCTTAAAACGGATCAAGACATTAAATTGTTTCTTAAAGAATCCGCTAACTCTGGTGATATGTCTGACTTTATTCATGCTTTATCTACCGCTGCCAGAGCTAAGGGAATGACAGAGGTTGCCAAGCAAGCTGGAGTAACTAGAGCTAGTCTTTACAAGTCGCTTTCTGATGATGGCAATCCGCGCTTTGATACTATTACCAAAATTGTTGAAGCATTGGGCTGTAAATTGGTTGTGTCTTAACTAATGAAAACTGAAACTAAACCTTATAACCCTTTCGATCACTTGTTGACTCAAGCGGATATGGGCGACTACTTGACGCAAGCCTTTTTGGATGATGACCCTGCTGTTTTTGTTACTGCACTGGGTCATGTTGCCAAAGCCAAAGGTATTGCCCAACTTGCTACTGATACCGGGCTTAACCGTGAAAGCCTTTACAAAGCGTTGTCCGGTAAAACACAGCCTAAATGGCATACTGTGCAGCGCATCATCAAGGCTCTGAATATTAACTTGCATATTGCCGCTTAACTTCACCAGCACCCCCTGCTCTTTGGTACTGTCATATCTCTAACGCCATCTTGTATTCCTTTATCGAGCAAAACAGTGCCGTTAATCTCAGTATTTATGTATTTGTGCTGTCCAAAAACTTTATTCATGTGCAGCATCCAGTCCGCTGTTTCTGGTGATAAGTCTTTCAAGGGAGTCGCTATTTTTGCGAAAGATTTTTCCGGGCTTCCTGCTCGAAAAATCAGCAAAAAACTACGCGACCGCCAATGCCTTCGGC